GTGCAAGCCATGATGAACCACCCTATTACGATTTATGGGGATGGTACGCAAACCCGTAGCTTCTGCTACGTCAGTGATATGGTGGACGGACTGATAAGGGCAATGGAAGTCAGTGAGTTAACCGGGCCAGTCAATCTTGGAAACCCAGAGGAGTTGCAGATTGGCTACCTTGCTGACCTGATTTTGGAAAAGATTGATACGACAAGCCAAGTCGTTTACGAGAAATTGCCTGTTGATGATCCGATGCGGCGCAAGCCCGACATGAGTAAGGCGTATGAGCAGTTAAATTTTGTGCCTCTGGTCAACATTGATGAAGGTATCGAGGCAACCATCCAATACTTCAAAGGAGATATGCAGTGACACCTGACATAGCAATGTGGCGAATGCGCAGTCCATCGCAGATGCATATTATTTGTGTGGACGTAACGAACAAGTGTGACTTGGCATGTAGCAACTGCACACGCTTGCTGGAAAACCAAGATGCATTCTGGGAAATGACACCTGATAACTTTAGGACGGCACTGCGATCCCTGCATGGCTACCGTGGCATCGTGGCAATGATTGGTGGCAACCCCTGTATGCATAGAAACTTTGAAGAGTTGTGCCAGATATTCAGGGAAGAAGTTCCTAATAAAGCGCAACGTGGTCTGTGGACGAACAACTACTTCAAGCACCGGGAAGTCATTGAGAAAACTTTTGGCACGTTCAATCTGAATGCGCATGGCGTGAAGAAGGCGGCAGAGCAGCTTACTGATCTGGCAAATACCATGCGTAAAGACCCAAGGAACATTATCTGGAACTACGCAGACCATGCCGATCATGCGCCGTTACTGACGGCGGTGAAAGACTTGTACCCTGAAGACCAGATGTGGGATCGCATCAGCAAGTGCGACATTAACCAAGAGTGGTCAGCCTCCATCGTGCAGAACAAAGGCGAGTTGCGTTACTACTTCTGCGAGGTGGCAGCGTCTTTTGATCTGGCAAGAAACGAAGATCATGGCTATCCCATCGAAGACGGCTGGTGGAAGAAGCACATCATGCAGATGGCAGACCAAGTCAAGCGGTTCTGTCCCGGCTGCGGCGTTCCTGCCAAACAAAAAGAGTACAAAGACTACGAAGAGGTCGATGAGTACACCGACACCAATCGAGACATAGCGGAGAAATCTGCCAAGCAAAAGAAGCGCAAGATTATCTATCTCAAACCACAAGACAAGATTGAGAAAAATCGCCGGGTGACAGAGTACGGGGTGCTGCAATGAAACTAACCGCTGCCGTTATAACGTCCACCATCGGTAGGGACTGCTTAGAACAAGCCATTGCCTCGGTTGCCCACCAGTCTCGCCATGCTCGACACTACATCTTCATTGATGGCCCAGAGTACTACGAGCGTGCCAAGAAGGTAATCGACAAAACGCCGAAGAAGTACAGGAGCGATGACACCGTACTGGTCTACCTGCCCAACAACACGGGCAAGAACATGTACACCTGTAGCCATATCAATGCAATGGCGGGGTTTATGGCTACCGAAGATGCGATCCTGTTTTTGGATGACGATAACTGGTACGAGCCGAACCATGTGGAAACCGTGGTGGGTATGATGGAGCGTCATAACCTTGACTGGTCCTGTTCGCTAAGAAACATTGCCACCGATAGCGGAGAGGTTTATTGTCGGGATGAGTGCGAGTCATTAGCCATGATAAATAACCATGCAGGACAGAATCATGTCGATACGTCGTGCCTTGCATTGCGCCGGGATGTGGCTCAGAAGATCGCACCCTTTTGGATTGTGCAGAAGTGGATGGACCGCAGTGCGTTTAAGGCGATCATAGATGCCAAACTCTTTGGAGGCTGCACGGGAAAGTTTACGATGAACTACAGGATTTCCAATGACGGTCTAGGCAACATGCCGATTCAAAACTTTAGGAACTTAAGCCGAGGCATGATTGAACATTACAAAGACACGCCGTGGCGCAACGAACTTGTGTTTCAATTTAACAAATGAATTTTGATCGGAAAAAGTTCTACGAGTTTTGTAAGAACTTAAAGATTGAAACCAAAGAGCAAGGAATGCGTGTCCTTGGCGATCAGCTATTGGGCACGCAAACCTACGTCATGGATGAGGTTGCCAAAGGGCTGGCTGAAGACAAGCACTTCTTTGTGGTGCTTAAAGGGCGGCAGCTTGGTATTACCACCATTAGCCTTGCGCTGGACTTGTACTGGCACTTTATCCACCCCGGTATGCAAGGCACATTAACAACGGATACAGAAGAGAATCGTGAGCAGTTTAGAAGCACACTTGCCATGTACATGGACGGATTGCCCAAGGAATACAAAATCCCCCTTGTCAGCCACAACCGCAACCAAATGGTACTTAAGAACCGATCACGCCTGTTCTATCAGGTTGCTGGCATCCGAGCGAAAGGTGGCCTTGGGCGGGGCAAAGGAATTACGTTTTTGCATGGTACTGAGACTTCTTCTTGGGGTGACGAAGAAGGATTGGCTTCTCTCCTAGCCTCACTTGCTGAACAAAACCCGCTGCGCTACTACATGTTTGAATCCACTGCCCGTGGCTTCAACATGTTCCACGACATGTGGGTGACAGCAAAGAGGGCACGCACACAAAAGGCAATCTTTGTCGGATGGTGGCGTAACCAGTTCTACTCTGCTGACCCCAACAGCGACATTTACAAGGTCTACTGGGATGGCAAGCTAAGTCCTGAGGAAAAAGAGTGGACCAAAGACATTAAGAAGATTTACAACTTTGAGATCAACAGCCGTCAGATTGCATGGTGGCGCTGGAAGCTGCACGAAGGTCTGAAAGACGAGGGCTTAATGTATCAAGAGTTCCCGCCTACTGAAGACTATGCCTTTGTGATGACAGGTTCCAGCTTCTTTAGCACGGCTCGATGCACCGATTCCATGAAAGTGGCAAAGAAAGAAAGTTTTGAGTCTTACCGTTTCTCAATGGGCGCTAATTTCCAAGATACCAACCTTGTGAAGTCCACCGAGCGTCTTGCCACACTCAAAATCTGGGAAGAACCCGTATCGACAGCCTACTATGTCATTGGTGCGGACCCCGCCTACGGAAGTTCGGACTGGGCTGACCGATTTTGCATCCAAGTCTACCGCTGCTACGCCGATGGGCTGGATCAAGTGGCTGAATTTGCCACGAGCGAACTCAATACCTACCAATTTGCATGGGTGATCTGCTATATCGCTGGTGCATACCAAAATTCCACGCTGAACTTGGAAGTTAATGGCCCCGGTCAGGCAGTTATCAACGAAATGCGCAACCTAAAGCGCCAAGCAACCACCTTATCGCCGTCTGAGGCGAAGCACTTGACGGATGTGCTTGGCAATATGCAACATTACCTCTGGCGTAGAAACGATAGCTTTGGAATTTCCAACAGCATTGGGTGGGTAACGACACACTCAAGTAAAGAACGGATGCTTAACTACCTCAAGGATTACTTTGAGCGAGGGATGCTAAACGTGTACTCCGAGGAATGCATTGATGAAATGAAAGGTATCGTGCGGGACAATGGCACGATTGCTGCCGCTGGAAGGTCAAAAGATGACCGTGTGATTGCTTCAGCCCTTGCTGCTGCCGCTTATGCCGAGCAAGTGCAGCCTCGATTGATCCAAATGCGCCTTACACGCCAGAAAAAAGAGGCACAAGACCAAGAAGCCGAGGGTGGCAGCGGTCAACAGGTGCAAAAACAGGTTTCAAACTACTTAAAAGTGCTTGGATTCCAATAATCATGGATGTTTTGACCATTGAAGCAATAAAATTACGCCTACACGCCATGAATCGGGACCGCAAACGTGGCTTTTCCATGCAAATGTTTGCCAAATTTGCAGGTGTGGACTACCGAAATCTAAAGAAAATGGCCTTTGAAGAGTGCATAACCATGACACCTTTGAGCCAGAGAAAGCTATCCAAGGCGATTTTGGCCCTTGAAAATGGCGAAGCCGGGATGCGAATGGACATTGCGGGGCGCAGAATGCTCGATTACCACCCGCCTAAGGAGTACAAACCCTATATTCGGCGAGGCTACACACTCTCAATGGGTCAAAATGGCGTAAATCTAAGCGTTAAACCTGTGAATAGGTACGATTTCTCTAAACCACAGTTATTAAAGAAGTGAGGGGCTAACATGAGTGTATTAAACGACTACAAATGTCCTGTGCATGGGTTCTTTGAGGCACGGCAACCTGTGTGTCCAAAGGGATGCACGGACGTAGAGCTTGTTTTTTTGCAGCCAGTTGGTGTAAAAAGTGACGGTACGAAGCATAATGACCGTACACTTAACCAATTGGCACTGGATTTCAACATGAGCGACATTAAATCCACCAGAGAGGGTGAGGCTCAACCTGCACGGTTTGCAAACAACAAGTCTCCGTTTGCGCCACGGTGGGGAAGCCCTGCTGAACTAGGCAATTACAACCTAAGTTCCATTGCTGGTGAGTCTGTCAGCGGCATGTCAGCGGTTAAAGAGTCAGGGGCGCAACTGACTGGTCCAAAGGTAGGCAGCTACATTGCAGACCATCAAAATTTGCAGATTGAAAAATGAGAATACCTAAGGAACCGCTAGACCGTCAGGCGTTCTTCATGGACTTACGCCAGAAGTGCTTGACTTCGCAATCCGAGCGCAGCGCCATGTATTCGACCTTGCGTTCCTACTACTTGTTCGGCGCTGGTATGAACGATGCACCAGCGCACTACAACAAAATCTATCCACACATCGACCAACTGAGTAGCTTCATGTATTCAGCCGATACCACCCGGTTCTCCATCAGCATTGGTGCAAGTGAGCCGAAGTCGTATCACAAGATGATCCCGGCATTGACCCGTGCTTTGCACGATTACTGGCTTAATTCCAACGCCGATCAGGTGTTTGCACAAGCCCTTAACTGGTCCCTGTGCTACAACTCTACATTCGTCAAGCTAGTGTGGCGCAACGGCATCCACCCTTACATGGTGGAACCGCAAGTCTTTGGCGTGCTGCGTGAGGATTCGCCTTACACGGATAGGCAAGAAGCACTCATTCAAGAGTACTTTATGACCAAAAGCGAGTTGTATTCTCGCCTTTACGCCCATCCAAAACGAGACGAAATCATTTCTCGCATTTCACTTGCCGAGCAAGAAACCAAAGAATACCCAGAAGGTGTGGAGCGCCTTGTTACTTCTACCGTTGATCCCACGATCTACGGTAACGTGCAGATGAACCTTTCGGGTTCTAACACTTATGTCCCACGCATTGCTGAACCCACCGTCAAAATGTACGAACTGTGGGTCTTTGACGATGAGTTAAACGACTACGTTTGCGTAACCATTGCTGAACCTGATGTGGTGATCTATGACCGCCCATCTTCAAGCCTGTTCTTAGAAGGTGAGCAGCCGTTCGTGCAGGTCTGCCCATCGCCTCAGTACGATTACTACTGGGGCCAAAGCGAAACGCAGCGTCTGATCTTCTTGCAGGAAATGCGTAACAAGCGCACCTCCCAGATTCTTGAACTGTTAGACAAGCAAGTGGCTCCCCCACGGGCGCTTACAGGATTCTCTGGCATTCTGGATGAGAAGGTTTTTGCACTCAATCGTGCTGGCAGCTACATCGCTAGTGATATGCCAAACGCCAAGATGGAAGAGTTCACTCCGAACATTCCTAACGATTTGTTCCGTGAAATCTCTGAGATTGACGCAATGTTTGCGGAAGCCTCAGGCATTACCAGCGTTCTTGCTGGTCGAGGCGAGTCAGGCGTGCGCAGCCAAGGCCATGCGAGTCAGCTTGCACGTTTAGGTTCTAGCCGTGCCAAGCGCCGTGCCCTTGTTATCGAGGACAGCTTGGAGAAAATTGCCACGCTGTACCTGCGCATGATGCAGGTTTACGACGACACGGTGTACACCGACACAGACGGCAACAAGTTCATTGCCAAGCAATTTACCAGTGACTTTGTTGTGAAGGTCGATGCGCATAGTAACAGCCCAATCTTTATGGAAGACTTGCGTGATCTCACGTTTAGTCTCTTCAATGCAGGTGCAATCAGCAAGTCTCGCTTGCTCGAACTTCTTGAACCGCCCATGAAGGAAATCCTGATGGACGACATTAAGAAACTTGAAGAGCAACAGGCTGCTATGGCGGCAATGCAAGGACAACAAGCACCTGAAGGTCCACCCGTAGAAGCGGGTGGTGACATGGCATCACTTCTAAAGGCGGTCAAATGAACCAACAAGGCAACCCATCTTCAGGCGGCAGCATGTTAAAAACAGGCGATCAACCCCGTGCGACAGAAAGAAGTCTGTCATCGGAGCGTCAACCACCTTCGATATCGTATGTACGGTATCAACCAAGAGGGGCTTCAATGCGTAGTAACTCAGCTAGAACTGGAAGGAGTTAATATGGGCGGTTATGGAAAAGCTAAAATGCCGATGAAACGTGTCACACCTCGGCGCACACAACGTAGTTAAAACCAAGGGGCATTGCATTTTGCCCCTTTTTTAGTGTTGACACGATAGATAAGAAGTATCTACCGTTAGAACATCATAGGAGTATCTAATGGCTGTGAGTTCAAAAGACATGATGGACATGTTAAAAGCTGGTCAGGCAACGCCTGAGGCAGACATGCCCACGCCTCCACCTTCCGAGCAAGGAGCAACGACGGCTCCTATGGCTTCGCCCATGTCCACACCTGAACCCCAAAGTGGCGATCAGGAGCAAGCAAGGCTCAACATTATGATGGCCCTTGACATGCTGCAACAGGCTTTGGGCATCTTCACGGAAGATACGGAAGAAGGCAAAACACTTGCTACGGTGGTAGCAGACCTAACCCGCAGGTTTGGTGAGCGTGAATCGGAAACCCGACAGCTTGTACCTGCCGAAATTATGAACATGATCGAAAATTTGCCTCAGGCTGGCGGTTCAACGCCTAGTCAGAGACAAGCTGCTATGGCAGCACCCACGCTAACGCAACCTCCAACACCTGTATAGGAGTCATTATGGAACTGTTCAAACCCAAGGGTATGCTGCAACCCCGCCGTCCTACGGATAACTCGCAGCAAAATGGTCAAATGGTTAACACCCCCCGATTTTCGGAAATGGGTGGACTTACCAACGCAGCCAAAGTCGGGAAGAAAAATGGCATGACCATTTCCAAGCCCGGTGATGGCAAAAAAGTTCTCTAATTCACAAGAAAGGGGCTACTTATGAGTTTAGAAGACTTATCTCCAGAGGCAATTCAAGAACTGGCTGCGCTTTCCAAGCGCCTGTCAGAAGACCCGGCTACTCGCAAAGACTTTCTACGTCTGACAAAGAGAGCGCACCCTGATCTTGCCGTTCCAGAAATCGAGATTGAAGAAGCAACCAATCAACGTGTTTCTGCTGCGGAACAACGGGTTCAGGAACTTGAGCAAAAACTGCGTCAGAAAGAAGTAAGAGAGGAATTATCGAAGCGCCGTGAGTCTTTGAAAAAGGCTGGTAGAGTGCAGACGGATGAACAAATCTTGGAGATCGAAAAATTGATGACGGAAAAAGGTATCGCTAATCACGAAACCGCTGCGGATTATTGGGAATGGATGAAGCGAACGGCTGAACCCACTTCCAATGGCTACCCACAGCCTGTCATGTCGAGATTGGATGTTAAGGGTTATATGAAGAATCCTGTAGGCGCTGCCCGTGAAAATGCGGCTGCTGCACTTGCAGAACTTCGTAAGAATCCTCGTCCGATTGGTTTGTAATTAGGGGCTTTATTTAGACTTCGGAGGTACTTATGCCTATTGGTGGCGGCATTCTTCCGGCTTCGGGTACTAATCAGTACAACGAGTTAACTTACGTTACTCGGAGGGCATTTATCCCGAAGTTGGTCGTACAACTTTATAACTCCACGCCCCTGATGGCGGCGCTGATTGCTAACAGTCAAACTGCCTCTGGCGGTGTGTCTTCAGTCACAGTGCCTGTTCAGGGTTCTCAATTTGTAAACGCCCAATGGTCCGACTATTCGGGTTCGTTTGCACAGCCTTCAGTTCAACAAGGTGCTTATAACGCTGAGTTCAACCTGAAGCTGCTGGTTTCCCCCGTACCGTTCCTCGGTATGGAAGGTGCAGTGCAGCAAGACTACGCCATTATTCCTCTAATCGAGGCTCGCATGAACGATGCGACCAACGTGATGATGGATGCAATGGCGACCTCGTTGTACACCAACACCACCGATACACAGCAATTCACGGGTCTTCCCGCTGCTGTGGATGATGGTTCGGGTACTGCTACCTACGGAAACATCAACCGTTCAACGAACACTTGGTGGAAATCCAAGCAGTACGCTGCTGGCTCTGTAAACCCCACTCGCCAGAATGTGCTTCAGTACATTTCTGGAACCGTGAAGAACGGTGCAGAGGTTCCCACTTTCGGTGTCTGCGGATTCGGCACATGGACGCTTCTTGCTCAAGATTATGTTGGTCAAGAAAACTACATGATTACCCCGGGTTCTGGCTTTGACGGTGATGCTAACGGTCCTCAGGCTGCTTTCCGTGCCCTAATGGTTGCTGGCGTACCTATTT